ATTTAATCCACCTGATGGGTTCTGATATTTTTTTGCTACCATTATTTTTTCTTAACTGTCATTGCTGCTCTTTTAAACTGTGCAGCAGTAGGTGCACCTTTAGCACCTTTCTTTCTCATTTTATCCCCACGCTTTCTTTTAGCATGGATATTAGCATAAAGTCCTTTTCTCATTATACTTTCTTAGCTAGTTTTTTATTTATCTTTCTTTGTACTACTTCTGGTAATTTAGAAAAACCTTTAAGTTTTTTAGGTACATTTTTACCCTTCTTACCATTCTTCATTTTCATACCATTCTTCATCATTATTTATATCTCCTGTATTTGGCTGTTTTTTTTGCAATATTTTTTGGTTGTTTACTGTGTTGCTTACCTTTCTTAGTATCTTTTCTTTTTGCCCTGGTCGTTGCTGCATACTCCGCAGCACTTAAATTCTTTATTGCTGCAGAAGGCAAGTACCTTTCTCCAGTAATGCTCGATTTTTTTCCAGATTTTGTACGCCATTTCTGCTTGCTCCATGCTTTTAAACTCCTTTGACTTTTAGCAAGTGCCATTATTTTTTTCTCCCCTTTCTTATACTTTCTTTACCTTTTCTAAATATAGATGCCACCTGCGTTTTACCCATAACCTTTGCTCTTTGCTCTCCTACAGTTAATATTTGTATTTTTCTTGCAAATGGTTTAGATATCTTTTTAACTTTTGCAACAGTTTTACGAGCATCAGCAGGAGTTGCAAACTTAATACCAACAGTATCCTTAGGATTCTCATCTGTATAAAGTCTCCTACCAGATCCTTTTGGTTTTTTACCTGTACCTACTTTAGGATCTCTTTTTTTTGCCATAAGATTTCATTTCTTTAATATGTTTTTCAATAACTTTACTCTGCTTCTTATGTAGAGCAGATGCTTTTTTTAATGCTTTAGCTACTTTTTTTATTTTCTTAACCATTATTTATATCCCCCTCCTGCAGCCTTATACTGTTTGGCTAGCATCTGGGCTTTTCTTGCTGACCATTGTCCACTCTTTCCACCCTTTGTTCCTGCCATTATTTTATTAAATAATCGCTTTCTCATTCCAGGTTTAGTATAGTTGCCAGCTTTATTTACTGTGCTTTTTTTCTTAGTCATCTTTTAACTCCTTAAAATGATAGTCATAACTACCTTCTTCATGTTCATCAGTTATCCATTTAGAACTAGTTTCAACTGTCCATCTTCTATTATTAACTAATCTATTAATAAGGGGTTTCTCATTTGGATCAGAGCCTGTTGATGCATCAAAGACTCTTAGTCTATTGTTGGGTTGTATTGCGTAATTACCATCATCTAATTCTAGTACATGGCCACACTTATGTTGGTCTGGATGTTGTGAATATCCAAAATCTAATTCGTTAAAATCTCCTGGCCCCCAATCTATGGTAAATAAATATGTACCTGTACGTTTTACTTTACGTCTAGATATATATTGCATTTTATTACCTGCTATTTCATAGAATGTAGTTACACTTACATTGTAACTAAAACTATCCCACATAACTAACTCATTAAGTGGTAGCTCTTTTACATTAGGTTCTTTACAAAAAGCAGATATAGGTGCTCTCCACCATAATCCACCATCTTCCATCATAAAGTGAAATAGTGGTACTTGATTTGGTATAGAACTAAAGCCAAATATAGCACAGCCAAAGTACTTATCAAAAGAATCTTTTTGATCTCTTAAATAATTACCTCTGACATAACACTCGATAATGGGTATATTAGCATTTAAATACATATTAATTTAATATTTTTAATATCTTTTTTTGCCCCATATATATTTCTGTTTTTGCCTTTACTTTTTTACAAGAAAATACTACTCTGTCAGGGTTTACTTCTCGCATAGCAACCCTTTTAGATTTTAAACATGTGCTCATTTTGTCTTTATAAACATGTTCTATAATACTACCATTTAATGTTAATATTAGTGCTACTACTATTTCAGTCATGACTTCCATTCTCCCTAACTTTATCTTTTAATTTTTCTAATTCGTTCATTAGTCTATCTACGTCTTTTTGTAATCTTGATATATTAGTAGCGTTATGTCTACTTTCTTTTAATTCTTCTTGTATATCCTCTATATCTTTTATAGAATCCTCGATTAATAAAAATTGCTCAGAATCTGCGGGCAATGAACCAAGTTCACCTCTAGGCCATTTAATAGAAAATTCTACAGCTTTTTCTAAATCTTTATGCATTAATCTATTATCAGACTCTAGACGATTTAATCTTTCTACTACCCCAAAATACGCCCACACACCGACAGCTACAGCACCTACTATAGAGATTAAATTTTTAATAGGCATACTAATGCCAGATTCAGAACTAACCTCTATTTTTTTCATTATGTATCTTGCTCATCAATTATTTTATAGCATCCAAATTTAATATACATATCATATTCGTTTACTTCTTTTGGACCTATCTCTTTTATTTTTTTAAGTGATTCATTATATCCAGTTACCATACACTCATAGTTTGTATCAAACTGCTCATGATAAACAGCAGGAGGCAAACAAGTGTCTGCAACGTATGAACACAATATAAACGCTAAAGCTATTTTCACTTCTTAAAAGTAAAGAGCCAGTCTACAAATTTCTGCCAAAGATTTTTAATTTTTTGTATGATTTTTTTTATCACGATCTTCCTCCAATTATTTTATTTTTTTCCGTTACGAAATATTTGTGTTCCCTTTATACCAAAAATGCTAGCCACGACAAGAATCCACAAATTAGTGAACCAGGTCGGCAGCTGTTGGAACTGATC